CATATTGCAGACCTTAAGAGTGATCTTCTTGAGTTCCGTGGTCATCTTCATAGGCTGGAGATTCAGTAATGCAACAGTTCTCACACAAAGCCCAAGATTGGACAGTTCATTGTTTTATGGCTTGTCCCGGATATAGGAGTAGGGTTCCTATGAGGAGAGTTCAAAGGATCAAGGCATTTTTATTTGGTCTGTTGTTTAAACTAGGCTTCTGCCGCTGAGAGGGATAATTGTGCGAGTTTTAGACGTTTGCTGTGGTAGTCGGATGATGTGGTTTGACCGTAAGCACCCAGACACTATCTATGGCGATATAAGGCATGAAGATCATATCCTTTGTGATGGTCGTGAGTTAAGCATTGAGCCAGATCAGCTTATGGATTTCACGGCGTTACCATTCAAGGAATGTTCATTCAAGCTTGTAGCATTTGACCCGCCGCACTTAGAGAAGCTTGGCTCTAATAGCTGGATGTTCAAGAAGTATGGTCGATTGTCTGGCCAGTGGCGTGATGACTTGGCCAAGGGATTTGAAGAGTGTTTCCGGGTGCTTGATTACGACGGGGTTCTAGTCTTCAAATGGAATCAGACTCAGATCAAGACCAGTGACATTCTTAAGCTTACAGACCGTAAGCCGTTGTTTTGTCATCCAAGCGGCAAGGCATCAAATACGCACTGGATGATTTTCATGAAGGAATCTCAGCCGAGATAACCGAGTTTAAGCAAGAAGCCGAATAAAAAGAAACACAGGCTCGAATCCTGAGCCACCAAGGAACTATGATTGAAACATTTATAGAAGTAACCCGGAGGTATCTAATGGAAGAAGAGCGGTACTTTCACGAAGTAGGTAGAGAGCAGTTAATTAACTTAATCACGGAGAATGTAGATGGAAACGAAGAAAACAGGTCTGGAGCTATTGCGGGAACCCTTCCCAGCAAACCAAATCAGCAAGCTACCCAAGCCCACCAAGCAACAGACTGACGAAGTACGCAACGACTTCAAGGCGGGGGTTCGGTGTGATGTATGCGGAGGCTGGCACCATCCCAAGGTAATCCACCTTGACTACGTAGGGCACGCAGCCCTTACAGACCGCCTCCTAGATGCTGATCCGGCATGGTTCTGGGAGCCGCTAGCAATCGGCCCTAACGGCCTTCCTGTGCTGGATGAATATGGCGGTATGTGGATTCGTCTTACCGTGTGCAATACATCGCGGTTAGGCTATGGGCACGCTGGGGATAAGTCTGGCGGAGACGCAATCAAGGAAGTCATCGGGGATGCCCTCAGAAACGCTGCTATGCGCTTCGGTGCGGCACTTGACTTGTGGCATAAGGGCGATCTGCATGGGCCTGATCCAGAGCCTAAGAAAGCGAACCCAGCAACCCCTACAGGCGGTCTATGGGAGGCTCAGAGCGAAGAGAGCCGTGAATTCCTCACAGGCATCGCTATGGAGGTCGTAGGCCTACTTGCTTCTGGCAACCCAGTTGGCGCTAATGCCTATATTCAGTCTCAGAAACTAGATGCTGACGAACAAGCAGCACTTTGGACTCGATTCGATTCAAAACAACGCGCCGCCATGAAGGCCGTACCTAAGGAGCAAAAGTAATGCATCTATCTGTAGAGTGGTTCAATAACGGAAAACACCCTTCTTTCAACCTAAATCTACATTCAAAGGATGGTGTTCCAGCTTTTATGACCATCCGAGGTTGTCGTATTGTCTCCACGGCCAAGGGTGAGTTTGTCTCCTACCCGGCTCAGAAGAACGAGAACACGGGTAAATGGTGGAATCACTGCCAAGGCTCGGATCGTTTTAACGACGAAGTTCTGTTGCTGGCTAAAGCAAGTGAGCCAAAGGCCCGAGATGACCGAGGACAAAACCAAAGGTCGAATAAAGAAGAAACACCAGAAGACATTCCTTGGTAATGCTTCAACGCACTTTCACACTACGCAATTCGGAGAATCTAGGTTCTCTGATTGCGTTTTTGAAGGCTAACGCTAGAGCCTGTTCAGACCAAGGCAAACCTCTATCCGTAACGGTACAAGAGTACAAGTCCAAGCGCTCAGTTGAGCAGAATAAGCTCCTCTGGCGACTATTAAACGAGATAGCCGAAAGCGCATGGATAGGCGGCAAACAGTTCTCCCCTGAGGCTTGGCATGAAATGTTCAAGCTCAAGTTCATAGGGGCAGAGGAAACTCCTGATGGCCGTTTAATCGGTATATCCACGACTACCCTAGATGTGTCTGAATTCACCGAGTACATCGACAAGATCAGCGCCTATGCTGCTACAGAGCTAGGAATAGAGCTTATATAGGCTGGCTATCGACTTTCATTAAACTATTATATTAAATAGCAACTAAATGGATTGATATATATTTTAATTGGTCTATAGTTACTACATCAACAACGAACGGAGTAACTGAAATGCAAAGCAAGATTAACCAATCAATCCTGATCACCTTGGCCGGCCTGTTCTGCCTTCTGCTGATTGTGGTGGGTGCAGCATGAGCACAATTACTGTTTGGATGTTTGTAGTAAATGTCCACTACTCTGCCGGCATACAGTTCAGCCCAGCTGCCGCAACCTTTGAAGATTGCAACCGGATCCGTTCTGCCGCGATTGAAGTCAGCCGGCGCGGGTCTGAATATGCAGAACGAATGTCTCAGTGTTTCAAAGTGACGACACCGGCATCCGCTGCAAGGGGTCCAGCATGAGCCGCCCACAGTGTAAGAAGGCCCTGCTAGCCGTGTCTCTGGTAGGCACGATCCGCAAGGATGGAAAGCCCCATAACCCATACAGCGCCGCCAAACAAGCTGGTACTACGCCATCTCAGGTGTATTACTACCTAAAGAAGCAAAAGACTTTGGAGTGGGATAAATGAGCCGCTTACAGTGCTACGGAATCACCGTATTGGCAATTTTGCTGTCATGCCTTGTTGGTGACGTGACTATCACGGTGTTCGGATCAGGAATCTACTGGAGCGCGTTTGCTTTGTTGGTTCATTGGTACAACACCGAGAAAGCCGTGTTTAAACCAGAAGCCAAATAAACAAAGCCTTTTATCGCCCCACCTACAAGGAGTGAGTGAATGAACAAAGCATCTGAGCTTATTGGCGAATACGTTGCCGCGCTAATAGCAAACGACAAAGACGCTGCATCGGATGTGACAGTGCGCATGGTCGATTACCACATGAGTGCCACCCCAGAGCAGCCTAAGGGGCTGGAGGTTGTGGGCACAATCAAAGCAAGTCCGTTTGACTATTACATAGAGCCGCATCCTGAGAATGTCATTGAGGAATTTGGGAGCCATGATGTTGTATTGCTATCCCATGCCACTACCCATGCAGAGCAAGTAAGAGCGGAGACGATTGAGGAGTGTGCCGAGGTACTAGAAGGCATGTCAGAGTGGGTTCGTAATGATGAAGCCGCAAAAGCTATCCGCGCCCTTGGAGAGAAGAAATGAGCGAGTTCTGTTATCACGGATTTAGGAAAGATTGCTGTGATGCATGCGTTGCAGAGAAAGCACTCCAATCCTCCCGCGAGGATGCAGAGAGGCTGGCTGAGGCGCTTAAGAATTTACGGGTTTATGGATGCAGCGGCTTTGCTGGAATTCGCGCAGAGGCCAACGCCTTAGCAGATGAAGCCCTAGCCGCCCACGACAAGGTTAATAGTTAAGGAGAAGTGAGATGAAGACAACCATTGAAATTGAAGTAAAGGATTTTCAGGTGCCGAGCTTCGCCATCCTTAAAGACGCTATCGGCGATGAAGGCGCTACGTCAATCCCTCTGTCCATGCTGGATTCTGACGCCCTACACCGCCTGTGCCAAAACTTCAGGGACGAGGTATTTAAGAAAGCAAAGAAACAGCAACCGCCTACCGCAGGCTAAGGACTAAACCATGAACACCACAAACAACGATGCATGCAGGGAAGCGTTTGAGCGCTGGGTAGATAGCAACGGCTATGACGACGATCACCATGAAATGTTCTGGGAAGTGTGGCAAGCCGCCCTTGCCTCCGTGCAGCAGCCAACATTCGAAGGCGGCCACAAGACAGCAGCAGAGGCCCACTACTACGGGCAGATCGAGGCGCTGCAAAAGGAAGTCGGGCGGCTGAAAGAGGATCTTACTGACGCGCACGAAATGAGGCGCGAGGCAGAGCACCAAATAGAACTAGCAAGAGCAAAAGCTATCAGTGATGCGCTGGGTTGCTACTCGCCTGACGACACGGCCTCGGATTGGGCAGACAAGATTCGCTCCCTGTCCAGCCAGCAACTCACCCAAGCGCAGGCCGCTAAGGTGCCGGATGGGTATGTGCTGGTGCCGAAAGAGCCGACAGAGGAAATGCTAAACGCTGATGTCCCGCTAGGGGCTAACGGTCAGTACAGAAAGCTCCTCTGGGATGTGATGCTATCCGCCGCCCCTGTGCCGAGCACCGTAGCGCAGGTGCCGTCGATAGTTCTGCTAAAACAAGCCAAATCCATTATCCAACGCTGGTGCGAGCTATACACAGTGGATTCGCGTGGCGGTTGGCTCCCTCCAGCCAGAATCTCCGAGTGGATGGAAGACTTTGACGTTTTGATGCTTGCGATTGCCGAACAGCCGGAGACGATGAAATGAACGGCCACTGTTCTTCATGCGATGTAGAGAAATTGTGCGGGTACGAATACAAGCCGTGCGACTGCTGCAACCAGAGAAAATTCAGGCCAATACTTCAAGAGGCTATCGAAATGACACCAAACACCGAAGGACTGACCAACACCACGCAGGACACACTGTTGCCTTGGACTGATCTGCTTGCCTATGTCCTGCAAGATGATCTGCACAACCGCCTGACGCCGCGAGTGATTGACATCGCCTATACCGCTTTCATGCTGGCAAAACAGCCAAACAAAGAGGACGGCGGTGACTCGGACTGGTTCAATGATACGAAGCCAGCAATCAAGGAAGCAATCGACAAGCTACGTGCTGATCTGTTCGCGGATCGTGAGCAACGCCGCACCCCACCAGCCGAGCAGCCAGCAGCCGAAGGGATGACGGATGGGGATAGCAGCCCCACCGAAGGGATGAATCTAGGCCAGCGGATTGCTCATGTCGGAGGCCGTATTACTGATAAAGAAACGGTCGAGTTTGGAAGTGTGATGGCTGTTCTCGCATTAATTCAGCACGCGCTACGCGATCATGGTTTCCAAGCACGCTACCGAGTTTCGGGGGGCGAATGGTCGAGCTGGGGGCATGTTGTTTGCGGCGTGAAAGGTCATGAGCAAGAGTTGCGAGCCGTTGTTCTTGGCATGCCGCGTGTCGAAGCCCACCTTGCCAGCAAGCGGGATGGGGAGGCAGTAGGCAAGGTTGTAGATAGCGACTTGATGGGCAACCCGATTGTTCGATGGGATGAAAAGCCATCAATCGGAACCAAGCTCTACGCCCACCCACCCGCCAATCATGGAGCAGAGCCTACAGCAGCGCAACACTTTAAGTGCAGCGACGACGATTTGCACGTTTGCCATGAATGCGACGGATTTGGAGTACATCCATGAACACAAATACATGCAGTTGCGGTGGCACCCCTCATACAGATGAATGCTATTTCGGGCATTTTCTGGCTTATACCGGGTTTGCTGGCGAAAGCCCGGAGATTATTGAAAAACTGAAGAAAGCGTATTTCGATGGCATTGATGCAGGTAGGCCACACGATCCAGAGAAGGCTACGGGGAGTGGGGAGCTGCCGGCGTCCAATCTAGAAAAGCTGCTTCGTGAAGTCGATGTCATCACTTGGCCCGGCAAAACAATCATGATTAATGCAGAAACTACGCTTCGGCTTGTTGATTTGCTGAAATCTATGCGCCAAGCCATCGCCCAATGTGGGGATAGGAGGGATGCGGGAGTCAGCGCAGAACAACTAGCCGAGCTATATCGTCTCCGTGCCGCAGTAAAAGGCCCCGGCGACATTCTTTGGAGTGACCTTGCCGCTGCCGAACGTGCAAAGAATACGAAACTCAAAGCCGAATCCACAGCCCTACGCGAGCAAGCAGCAATGGATAGGGAGGATGCTGAGCTGTATCGTTGGCTAGAAAGTAAGGTTCAGACTGAAGATCGGGACGGTGGATACCACAGATTTTATCGCCTACCACATGTCACCAAACTTGATAGCAATGGCTACCACCCGACATTAAGCGAAGGCATCCGCGCCGCCATCGCCAAGGAGCAGGGGAAATGACTTACCTAATTATCCTTTTAGTTCTCTGTCTTATGTTTCTCTTTGCTTGCTTTATTGGTAGGTGTATTAGGGTAGGGAGTAGGTTGATGAAGGATGAGGATTTATTTTAATTTGGCCTTGGGCTTAAACACGTCTGTCTCAGATTAGGAGGAGAAATGTCTATCCTGACAACAAAATCATTTGAACACCCTATCCACAAATGGGTTAAGTACAAATACCCGAATGTGAGTGGATTTAAGATTGATACGATGCCAGAAAATGTAGTGCCTGTTGAATACGATGCCGGGTATTCATGGAATTTGTTCGGCAGTAAAAACCGTGGTGATCGTAATGAATACCCGCCTGTAGTCTCATGGAGAGTTGGCGTGAATATCTTCAAATACGTTCTTCACCCTCGTTTCAAGGAAGACTCATGGCATGCGTTTCTTTGTGGCGGTGTTGATATTACTGCCGACTACACGGACGAACAGGAAATTGTGATGCAGCTTTTGAAATGGTCATCAGAAGGCTATTCGTCAGAAGAGATGAACAAAATGCTCATGGAGCATAGGCGTTCGCTCAGAGATAACCGCGTTTAAACCAGAAGACAAATTGAAATGAGAAAATATGATCTATGACCATTACGGCTATCAGCCGTTACCGCAGCATGCAGGGCCTTGGTTCTTTTCGGAGCAAGTGGCCCACCTTGAAATAGCAATCCACGAGCAAGACGAATACAAACCGCGTACAGACACTAGCCGGGAAACACGAAATAACCAGAATACGCCGTTTGAAGAAACCAAGAACGGAAAGTTATACGCTTGGCTCAAGGCGCAAAACAGGTTCGTATCGTACTCAGAAATGGGCGAGTTTCTAGGCAGACCGTCTAAGTACGCTGTCAGGCTTGTAAGCTTCCTTTATACCAAAGGATACCCAATGCTTAAGGAGACTCGAAAGAACCGAGCATATGTGAAAATGCTGTAGAAATAGTCTATACTTTGAATTAGGGAATGCGTAGGCTGATACGCGAGAAAACGGTGGCTAAAGAGGCTCTAATCCCGACAGTATCCCTACTGGGACTCGCCACCAAGCCAGATTAACCCAGCACTGGCCCCTATTGCAGACTATCTTTGTCCGCTGACAGCTAGGAAAGACTAGCACCTATACGCATGGAGATTGCGCCCATGGTCAAGTTGGGTTCGATTCCTAGCAACGGGCTAATCAGGTCCGGGGCAAGCCAGTCTCCAGCCGTATAGGTAAAGGCCGTCAATAACGGCGGTTCATCCTATCCTAGGTGCTAATAGACGTATTGGCCGGCATGACTCCACGAAACGGAGTCTCCAGAAGCAAAGCTATTGGTGCGGCCTAGAGAGGCGTGTCGATAAATGGGGAGCTGAGGAAGCACACCGCAAGGTGGAAATGGGGAACCATCAGCCAGTAGCTTTGACTTGTGGGGATAGCAACGTTTCGAATTGGCGCAATGCTGTCGTATATGAAGCGACACCCACTACTTAATAATCACCCTACCAAACAAAGAAATGTTCAGACTACTATTGATACTGTCTTTGTGCTTCCCAGTTAATTCCTATGCGTTTGACTGGTTTAACGACAAGAACTTTTATATCACGTTCGGGGATAGGCCTAATCCATTCCTGCGGTCAATAAAGAACAAGCACGGCCAAGAATACGGAATGCTGGCTTCTTTTGTCTGGTGTGTGGCAGGGGATGAAATCGGCCTTCCTGCGCCAAGTGTCACAAGAGTCGTGCTTACTTGGGAGTTTTAAGACCTTCTACTTTGTCTGCGTATTCGTAGCAGGTTCCAAGCGCTTCTCTGAGTCTGTCTGCCCTTGCAGCTTCCCCTTCAAGAAAGGTGCTATCTGGTCTTGAAAGCTCGGCCCCAGTGGCTCCCTGACAGCTAGAACGGGAATCCTCGGGCAATCTGTCGGGGCGGTTGCGCAGCCCATCAAGAGCGTCATTAAGCTTGCGCTGAATAGCATCTTGGCGCTTCTTTGATTGCTTTGTAATTTCATCAACGGCTCCTTGTAGTTCCTGTTCCTTGAGTCTAGCTTTATCCTTCTGATCTGCAATGACTAATTTCCACTCTTTGTCTTTATGAGAGGAACCTGTTGTATATCCACCAACAAACGAAGCGGACAGTGCAACAATAGCAGCAAGGATTAACCAAGGATTGATCATGGCGTCCGGTTGTCGAAGTAGAACTTAATAGCAGCAGCTTGAAGTATAGAGTAAGGACCAAGAACCGCAGCGATAATAGCGGCTATCTCGACTCCACTTCGGCCCATTCCTGACTGAGCTTCAGCAAACCCCATAGCCCATTGAGTCACAATCATCGTCCCGTAGAGAACCATGACAGAGACAAGATGCTTGTCTATTTCTCTTTGGTCGATCCAGTCCCACAGCCGGGTTAGCCAACCAAACCAGCCATCAGTTTTGCGGCGCAGTTCAGCCATTTAAGAATAACTCCCGCTCTGCTTCTCTACGTTTTGTAAGGCCAGCCAATACCTTACCATTCGCTTTGTCCCATCTCAGGAACTGATCTGCCGCACCCTCGTAATCTGCCTCATTCAGCTTCTTTAGTAGGGTTGATCCGCGTAGAGCATGAACCCCGAGATTGTATGCAAAAGACACCAGAGCATCAAACTCGCACTGCTGAAGATCAACATCAACGCAATCAAGAACACCAATCTCGTAACTACCGAGTCCGTCAGCAAGTAGCTTAGTCGCCTCTGCTTCAGTGATTGGCTTTGAGTCTTTAGTAACACCGTGTGTCCATCCATAACCGATAGTCCATTTACCTGCCGGACACAGGTAAGGTTCAGACTCAAATCCTTCAAAACGTTTGATTAGGTTGATCCCGACGTCAGAGGTTTTCATTTCCCGCTCTGCTTGATTTTAAGGATAATGATGTTGGCGATATTCTCCACCGCCTTCCGCATATCTTTTACGTCAGAACTCATCTCGTTCATTCTCTGGTTACTTCTGTCCTCAGACTCTTTTATTCTAGCCTCTAGGTAAGCTTGCCTTTGATTAACAACAACCTGATCTTGCTTTAAGTCAGAATAAGCGAGAACACCTGCAATCAATACAGCAATCATTGAGCCAATATGGCCTAGATTAATTGTCGGGTCAAAGTTTATCCTTTTCCCCCGGATTTCATCGTTCGTTTCCATGATCTGTATTTAATCAGCTACCCAGTGGTTCTTCATGCCACAGGAAGGAAACCATCAGCTTTTCACCATCCAGATTATTACGGATCATCAAGCTGTTGTTTTCGCCGAGAACAAATGGGGCTTCGATCTTGACCAGACCCGAAACATTCTCGTGATTCCAGTATTGACCACCTTGGATAACTTCTGCCGGGAAAGTCGTTTTCTGGAACCTAGCATGGCAAGAACTATATTGACGGGGCGCACCGTCTTGAATCGGCAAGCCGCGTGACTCGGGGAAAGTAGCATCATTCATCATCGGGCCACCACGACCGACGATAGAGAACCCGCTAGAGCGAGAAACCCAAATTGCATCCACGATTGCTTTGTAACCACTATCTTCTGGATTGAATAGTTCGCAATGGGCGCGTTGGTTGGCGTTCAGAGTCAGAATCTGTACGGTACGCATAAAGTTTTCGGCCATGTTGTTTCCTTTTAGTTAAGATGTTGCGGTTTTGTGTAGTGCAAAAGTAAGCTGTATTGCTTCTGAAAGATTGCCTGCAGTTAAGTTTCTTACGCCGATAACAACCCCACCTCCACCTATCGAACGAGTACCTACACAATACGAATTCGCAGAGGCAACATTACCGCTGATACCGAGTAATACCAATGTGTCACCATCAATCAGAGAGTTATTGAATTGAAACTCAATTGCTGAATTAGCGTTGATTATTGAATTATTCATGGTGATTCGGCCAGATGCCGTGTTTAATGTCACGGCAGTCGCTTTAGACGTTGCTTGCGTAACATTCCCACCGCCGCCAGTGTTGTAACCAATCATGTGCTGACTAGCTTGGCGTAACCCATTCCCAGTAACTACAACTCCATTGGTGGCGGATAACGCACCATTCGCTGTTACAGTGTCTGACCCAGCGTTACCTAGCGTTACATTGCCATCTACAGTCAAATCACCAGTAACAGTTGAATTACCAGTTATAGAACTATCTACCGTTACAGAAAGGCTCCCAGTGACAGAAAGATTCCCAGTGATTTTCCCGCCTGTGGCATATTCATAAACAACACAATTCCATCCGTCTGATGGGCTTCCTTTAGGAACAAAAATAGCCCTATCTCCTGCTGCAGTTGTGATATTCGCACCGCCCGGAAGAATCAAAGTAGTGGCGTTATGTGTAAGTGTAAGAATCCCGGCAAAACGAACAAACCGAGGGCCACGGTAAGTTGTGCCTAGACTGGTAATCGTAGTTGTCCCAGTGATTCTGATGAAATTAGAATTAACAATCCCAATGTCAGTTGTTGCAGCGCTGGCTACGTCAGTTTCGGTGCCTTGAGAGTAAATCTGACCAACATTGGCAGCATCAGTCGTAGAAGTGCCAGCAGCCAAGCTTTCAATCCGATTCCCATTCATGTTCAAATCACCCGTCATAGGCGTTTGACCATCAGCAGAAACAGATTGAGTTAGTGCCGCAGCTACATCATCAATAAGGGCTTGCCAATCAACGGGGGTTGCTGAATTCCCATTAATCGCGGGATTCCAACTATTTGTAGGAAGCGAGTACACGCCATTTCCGTCTCGGGACAATTTAGTTCTCCTTTATTGCGCTGCGGCGACTGGTGCGCCACGATATACACCCTGACGCAGGGCTTCTATTAACGATTGTGGAACGGCACCGGCCATACGACCCGCGCCATATGCGGCTTCACCTACAAGACGAGGGGAAGATAGCGCAGCCATGCCAGCGGCGGCAGGGACGTTACCTGTAAGAGCTAGGCCAGCAGTCCCAGTACCAGCAGCAGCACGTTGTATACCTCTTGGCGTCCATTCCTGCATAGCCTGACCTGCTAGGGCTGGCATGATCTGCTGACCGCCTGCTTGTTCAAGTTCTCTGGCAAGATCACCACGATAACCATAAGAGGTATTGACATTGTTCCGCATGAGACTTTGAAGCTTTCTCATGGAGGATTCTGCAGTCGAACGCTTACCACCGATCAAGGATTGTTGAATCTCATTGATCAGATCAGTGGCTTCGGAATAGTCTTTCATTACCTTGGCGTATTCAGGGGCTTGCTTATTGATGGTTCCCTTTACTGCGTCATAGACTTTGCCAGTAGCAAGACGGGCGGTTTTCTGCTCAAAAGGAATGCTTTCAAGAACGCCTGAAATTGACTGCTTAAGCGCGTCTAAACCTTCCGGGGTGTGGAATTCAGCCGGATCAAGAGACTTCCATTGCTCAACCTGTTGTTGAATCTTCTGCAAGGCGGAGGCGGCTTCAGGATTCTTTACTTGGCCTTTGTATGTAGCCACGTTCAAGGCGTCATTCAATGCTTTATCAACGTCTGCAAAGTCGAGAACAGTTTTATCTGCCTTGATATTCGCCATACCCGAACGATAAGCAGCTTGTTTCTGTTGGCCCATTACATCTAAGTTTTGTTTAGCAGTAGCGAGTACATCGCCCATATCTGCCTGACCACGGAGATTCTCACGGAACGATTGAGCAGCTTGACCACCTTGTTTCCCAGCTTGGAAGGCTTGACCGATAGCCTCACCCCCTACCCCTGTAGTACCGCCTAGCATCTGCTTACCGATATTTGTTGCACCGCGCAACGCTGCAGCAGCCACAGGAATACCACCACCGACAGCAGCACCCATACCGGCATCTTCAGGATTGACCATACCGGCAGCAACACCACCAGACGCAGCACCGCTTGCCACACGGGCAGGCAGACTACCGACAGCACCGCCACCACGGAGCGCATTAACGATTGCAGGAGTAGCACCTAGACCTTGGGCACCTTTAGCGAGAACACCGGGGACGCCTGCAGTTCCAGCAATTTCACCAGCAATCTTTCCGGTTTTGTAGAGTGCGGATTCAGGTTCGGCACCCATCAATGCAAGGCCTTGGTCGATTTCAGCACGGCGCTGACGATTCGACTCTAGGGATAGGCCCTTACCTGCTAGGGCATCTTTAGCAATGTCATAAGGGGCTAAGATAGTAGAACCAATCGAGCCAGCACCACGAACCGCACCCGCCGCAACGTTACCTAGACCTTGGCGGACTTGTTGCTTCCAGTCGCTTTGAGGTTGTGCTTGTTGGGGCTGAGACATTCCTTTGATTGCCGAAACAATGGCGGCATCATCCATTGAGTCCGGGAACTCAATTTGTCCTTGGCCGGGAACGTCAATAATCTGAGGCATTATTCAATCGCCCCTGTGGCTGGGTTGAACCGGCGAACACGGCCTTGAGCTGGGGCCGCACTTGGTTGGGCAACAGGCTCTTGGTTTATTTCCTTGTACTTCTGCTGAAGGCGCTTAACTTCCTTCAAAGCGGCTTCGCGTTCAGCAACAGGAACAGTGCGATCACCAATCTTGCCAGCCATCGTCTGATAGTTTTGTACATCGAAGTTAGACTGCGGGCCTTCCATGCGCGGGACATTCGCAACCAGCCAACCCGAAAGAGCTTCAAGCTGTGCTGCGGTTTGAGCGCCTTTACTGGTCACACCAATAGCCCGGCCAGCGGTATCCAAGGCAGAGCCGACTCCACTAGCAGTTGGCTTTTCCTTTAACAACTTTTCTGCTTGATCAAGTTGCCCAATCATCTGATCAGCCTTACGGACAGCTTTACCTTTCTCTACCCCAAGTTCTACGCCAGCCTTAGCGCCTTCCTTGGAGCGCATCAATTCACCTTGCAGAGAAGGATCGTATTGAGCGCCTAGAACACTCCTACCGCCTGCCTGAATAGGCTCCATTTGACCAGTGCGGGCATTGAATGCCATAACGCCTTGAGCCGTCTGTACAGGCTGAAAGTAAGGTTGAGCGCCAGCACCACCCATGCGCTTCATTTCACGCTGAAACTCTTGCTGTTGTGCAATTTGATCTGCACGGGCTTGACGTTGCGCTTCAGCTTGCTGCATGCGGAACTGACGATCAGCCTCACGCTCTGCCTGACGGGCTTCCATCTGCGGGAACTGAGACAGACCCTGTAGGCCAGCCTGACGAAGTGCAGGAATCTGACTTGCAGATAGTCCTGTGTAAGCCGCATATGGATCACCCTTTTGAGCAGCAGTGGTCGTTGTCGGCATTACGTTGCCTTCATCATCCATCGGAGTCGCCGGGGCATTTACCATCTCAGGCGTCCCACGCAAGGCTTGGGCGAACTTCTGCAGATCACCCTGTTCAATCTGTTGCTTACGTTGCGAGAGGTCTTGAGATGCTTTATCCACATCCTTCAATTCACTCATGCCAGCATATTGACGAAGCGCAGCCGCGATAGCCTCACCGGGTTGTTTGACGAAGATACGCCCCACCATTCGACCCTGTGGAATCTCAGTCTGCCGAAGTTGGTTAGCCATCATTCGGCGCTGCTCTAATTGCCTTTGCTGCAGGTCAAAGTCGTCCATAATCCACCGCCTTATAACCATCAACCTCAAACACGGCTTCAGGCATTACTTTTTCAAGTTCCTGAGCCATCACACCGACATGGGTAGGCCCGCCCCATACATAGTTGTAGGAGTACAAACCAACTCCGAGTTCATCCACAGTTCCGATACGTTTAATATTGGTCTTCAGGCGTTCATCAGAAAAAAGCCCAGCCCCCAAAGATGATCCTAGAGATGCTCCAATTGGACCGCCAAACATGCCGCCTGCAATCCCACCTGCCACAGCACCTAAACCAGAACCTTGAGCCTTCTGAGCATTTGAGCTTTCAATATTTGCACCATACTGAGCATTAGCAGCATTCAGGTAATCAGGGCCTTGAACTTGCTGTTGCTGGGCAAATTGTTGGAATTGTGGGGCCTGAACTTGATTACCCGAGCGGAGGGCATTGATCAGGTTCAATGGCCGATCCTGCATATATGCTTGTTCTTGAAGGGCGGCAGAACGGTTAGCCTGATCAAGATTAATACCTTGCAATGCTGCTTGTAGCTCTAGGTCGTTACGTTGCTGCCCAGCGAGATTCTGCTCTCTTCCGTACGCAGTCGAACCTAGACCAATACCTTGATTGGCAAGTCGTTGACGCAAAGCCTCCTCAGACTGTTGAAGCTGAGGCTGAAGACGGGACATAATCGCTTGTTGTGCGGTTTGTCCTACGTCAATCGCTCTTTGTGGGAGTTGCGAGGTATCTAGCTCAGGGTTCTCAAATAACTGTCGAGCTTTATCAAATCCTATGTTAGCGACCTGACCATACTTAGTATTTAGGGATAGTTGCTCATTGAGCGCCCTTTGGGCTTCTGGCGTCAGATTCATATTCTGCGTCCAGCCAGCTCCCGTCTCTACCTGCTTACCCGTCTTAGGGTCAGTAGTGTACTGTGGTTTGTATTGGTACGTCAGAGAACCATAAGGCGTGAATTGATTAATTCGATTCGCCTTAGTTGTGTATTCTGCAGCCTCACGATTCCCCTGAGCGGTTTCTTGTGCAGCGCCTTTGTAATCCGGTGCTTCTGGAGCATCCCCTTTGCCATATAGGCGGAGTCGGCCAAGTGGGTCTTTTTTAAACCCTTCTTGGTGAAACTCTGGAATGTCTAAATGATGGAATCGCATGACAACCTCACAAATATCTACATTCTTCCCGGAATATCCGGTACAGAAGCAAATCGCCGTCAGGGGTTGCCCGATCTAACTTGCATTCTAGCTCAAACCCTAACCTTTGTACAAACTCTTGCGCAACTTTGTTTGTGCTTTTAATTGGAGCAGTAATCCTTGTTGCCTTCAATTGATTAAAGGGGTAGTCAAACATGATTCGGATGAATTCTCGATTAGCCCATCCTTTTTCACCCCTTATGTGGGCAAGGATATTTGCACCATTGAAGTCTTCATATAACACTCCGGCCACTAACCAATCATCCTTAACCCATCCAATCGTGCTACCTCTTCCTTTCACCCATGTTCCACCCGCTTTTTCGCATACCCAAGGCCCTGTTACATCGTCATTAAGATAGATCACAGAACACCGTTAGAGGATTGCCAGACATAATCAACGTTTGAAAATTGCACATCAGCACCGTTCCCTTGAACCTTTAAACGGAGGGCAGCAGAGTTAGCTACAGCCCCTACGGTATTCCATCCAGTGACTTGAGCTAATGAACCACCCCAAACCATAGAACCCCAAACCATAGAACCCCAAACCATCCCGGTGGGGGGTGTGTAACTTAGGCTCCCAGTTGCAGGCTGGGCTAGATAATTGGTATTCAATCCGTAGAGAATTGACGGGGTTCCGCTGGTCTGGATATAAGGGCGAACCATTGTGAAATACTTGTTAAACGACTTACTCCCGAAATAACTAAAAGCGGGTAGGCAATCCGCTTGAATCGGAGTTGAGTCGTCAAGGTTCCCCGTCCATGCTTTAGAAACAGTGGTCGAGTTCCCAAAGTAAAGACCTGTCGAGGCATTCAGCCAGACGTTAGCCGCCCAGCCTGTGAATTTAGCCCACGCCCCTGTAATGGTATTTTGAGCGTACTGGTACTTCTGAGAAGTAGAAGGAATGTTGAGGATTAACATATTTGCATCAGGATATAGACACAACTGCCAACCAAAATTGCTATAGAAGGAGTTTGCCGCGATGGAAACTGAGTTCTGAATCTTGTCTGTCAGTGCTACCCGGCGATCAACAGAAGCCGACAAAAGACCCTTGCCGAGCGGATAGACGCCTTCCGTAGTATTCATGGCTAGATCACCACCGAACTTGACCCCACACCTTCGGCCAATAGGTTTCCCGAGCATCCACACACCGACAAGCTGCCAAGTAGAGGAGGATGAAGGATCAGTTCCTCGATAGACGGCGATTTCCCCCATTGACGAGATGACTACAAGGTGATCATCGACCCCGTCCCCTGCGTCAATCGTCCAAGGATAGACGGCCATGATGTAACCACCGTGGCGGAATATCGACCCAAGATCAAGGAATGAAGCAGCACCACCAATACTCAAGACGGGTAGATAGGCAAGCTCGAGACTGTCGATAGTGACAAGGAATAGTCTGTTCTTGAAGACACAACCATGAATAATTTCGGATGTAGTCAGGCCTGTGATAGCAGGTGTTGATACTCCAGTTACAGCGGTCCAAGTAGTACCATCCCAAAGACGGGGAGAGTCAGCGCCATTGAACAGGTATAAGAAGCTACCACCGGGAGTTGTTATCTGTACGTCTTGGAAACGTGCATTGGTTAAACCTGTCTGTACAGCAGCACCTAAAGGCCCCTCTGCCGTTACGTCATAAATAGACGTTCCAGCCGCCGCAAATAAAGTAGATACCCCATCAGTCGGAAGGTACTCGACCAGCGTTTCTACAGGGCTTACAAACCCGGTTACATGGTTCAATTTACCCTTGCGAATACCACAATAGGAAGGGTAAGGCCACCAGTTCTCCAAGACTACCGCATCAGTAGGCGGCATGTCGGCGATAGAGTCTCGATCATTAATTCCTCCTATCGGGCTTGGTATGCTGGTAGTTTTAAATTTTGGCGTTACCATTGCGCCACTCGCTTATAATGAGTTAAAGGAGCAAGCACATGGAAGAGAACTGGAAAGCAATTCCCGGCTACGAGGGTCTTTACGAAGCATCTGATCTTGGCAGAGTGCGAAGCCTTGACCGCGTAGTATTCACGCAAAGCGGTATTTCTAGACGCATAAAAGGAAAACTCCTTAAGCCAATAACTTGCAAGGACGATCTTCGGCAGCAAGTTTCTTTGTGTAAAGATTACTGCGTGACCGTTATTCGTTTGCATCATGTAATTATGCTCACGTTTGTAGGAAATAGACCAGAGGGGCTTGTTACTTGCCATTACGACGGGAACCCATCCAATAATGCTCTTAGCAATCTTAGATATGACACGGCATCCAGCAACATGAAAGACGCTGTTAGGCATGGAACCGCAAATCTTGGAGAGCGATGCCCGTCTGCAAAACTTACTGCGGAACAAGTGCTTGAAATTCGCTGCCGACTTGAAATGGGCGAAAAGGTTGCAATTATTTCTCAATCTTTTGGCATTAGCCATCAGCAAATTAGCAAGATTAAAAATAGAACCCGGTGGCAACACATATGAACTATTTACATGCGCCGCGACAGATGTGGTTTTGAATTTAGGCGTAACCATCGTTAGTTACTCGGGAAAAAACCATCGGGTAAATTAGCGGTAGTCAGCAGTACAGTCGTCCCTACAGGGCTAAGACTCAACTTCTTGGCGCTCTTGTCTTGAGCCTTACATTGTTCTAGAAGGCCACGGAACTCACCGAAGTCAAACGTACCATCCAGACCCTTAGAGGCCTTCCACTGAGCTTTTAGACCCGTGATTAAGAGGGAATCCGGCCAAATAGATGTATCGGTGTCTGCAGTGAATTTAGCCTTACGGACGCCAGTATCACTAAGTGCCCAATAGCTAGAAATGTACTCATAAGCAAAGACCCAGCCATTACCCGGAATCGGGTTTAGGGTAATTGCTCTATCGAGAATGCGAAAACGAACGCGAGGCCCAGCATAGACAATCCCCGATTTAAAGGATTGCCATTCTTGAGGGGTATTCGGTCCCATCAAAGGCCAGCGGTTAGTACGGTCCCATTCAGTCTGTGGGATTTGCTTCATCCAGTCATCAGGGAGACTGTATTGAACCTGCCCGAATTCCAGCGTAACACCCGTCGCCGTGGCAGTAGCCGGCATGGTCATGGTTACGGTAGTCAAGTTATCCACAGACTCAATCTGTGAAAACTCCGTAATCCCATTACCTTGAATTGCGTACTGAGTTGAGAAGGTAGAGGTATCAGGAATATTCGTGATAACTGCAGATCCTTCTACCGTGTCGCCTGTCGTGGTCAGGGTAACGGTATTGATGATGTACTCGTTGTTAAGGCGCTCCCAGTCGAACTGACGGGTCAGGTCATTACCGAGCCGATTCAACAAAGCCAGAAATTGGATAATTTGCGGGTCAGTCGAGCCTACAACCATATTAGGTTGAGTTAGCCCGAGTTCTCCAGTGACTTGTTGAATCAGCTCTAGTAAGGTCATGCTATGCCTCTACAGTTTCTTTCTTTGGACGCCCCGGCTTGTTTTTCTCAGCGTTAGCGGAGATTTCAGCAATCTGGGCGCGCATGGCTTCCATCTCTTGTCTCAGGCGCTCATTCTCTGCCGCTTGTGCGGTTTGATGGGCGGTTCCTGCGGCGAGGTCGATGTAGTCTTTTGCCTTCTGCCGTAGATCAGTCCAGCCCATACCCAAACGCTGGCAATGAATGTCTGCAAGCTGGGACAGTTGTTCTACGGTGTGAATCTCGTAATACTTTGCTTCCTTGACTTGGGAGCGGGTAATCTGCGGCCACGTTTCCAGAGGAGTGCCAGTAACACCTTGGGCTTGACCGGCTTGGAATGCTGCCCATGCCTTCGGATAACGCTTCTTGTGATACTCAGTGACTTTGCCTTCGGTTACGTTGTTACGATCACCGGGGACTGTAATGCGGAAGAACGGGATTTCCTTGAAGATCGGGCGGCCAGCTTGTTCAGACTCAAACTTGTATTCCACCGCTTCCATGAAAAACTCAATAAAGGTGTGGGATTCATGTACAGGGTTTGCCATTTCATGCTCCAGAAAAGACGGGGCCGAAGCCCCGGTGCTGCATTAAGCCGAAAGAATCGCACCCCAAACAGTCGGGGCATATGCGATAAATCGGGCACGACCACCAGCAGCTACTGAGAAACCACCAGTAGTTGCGGTAAGGGCGTTGATTTGGGCGCCAGTCGTACCCGGATAAACGAGGAGTGCATTTGCACCCGAATTCATCACGGTAACTTCTGCGCCCGGTTCAACGGGAGGAAGAAGGACACCAGTACCAGAAGCAGTGACGGTGACGCGGTTGTGGATAGCATTCAAACGCAAAGCATCAGCGTTAGTCGTACCAGTCGCACTCAGCGCATTAGCCGTATCACCACAAATCTGGGTGGCATTTGCAGGCGAGGAGCCAGTGCCAGTCAGACGAGTTGGAATAGCCATTTGTATATCCTTTCAAGAAAGGGGGCCGAAGCCCCCAGTCTAATTACACGCTAGCTGCGGAGAACCAAGCACGATCACCGGAAGCAAGATCAACTGCAGGCGACAGATATGCACCACCAGAGGCGGTAGCAAGGAAAGTCGTAGCATTGACAGTGCAAACAGCGGTACTGGCAGTGATGGTTGCGTTAGCTTGGGCATAGACGAAGCGCTTACCATTGGAGGCAAATACTTGCGTACCAATTTGCGGCGCATCTTCCGAACCACCGGAGCCGAGGTCGGCAGCCAAAGTCTTGCTAACCAGATCAACACCCAAGAGTGGGGTAACGGTATATGGAGTAGCCATGATTTTATCCTTTCAAGTATTAATCGATCAATCCGTCAAAACCCCTTGATAGCGGACGCCCGAGGAGGTCAAGTTACCAGCCCAGCCAATCAGCTTGACAACGGCATCTTGATTCACGCTCTGACGATCACCACCAATCGGAACGAAGTTACGATCCTTGTGAGGGCGGAAGAACAGGTACTTGGTATTCAGGAAGTACATGCGGTTAGTGCTGATAGCGCCACCGATACCACCGTCTAGGAACACATCGCAGTTGAATCCAGCACCGAAGTACTTGAGCGAGGTGAAGCCAGCACCAGCCGAGCTTTCCGAGGTAACACGTTGGATAGCTTGCAGGCTTTCTAGGTAATAACGGTAGTAGTTGTTGTCAGCAACGATCATATCCGGACGATCAGTACCGCGAACCAATTGAACGGCCACGCGATTCATGTACGACTGGATATTGGCCGAGGAAGCAGCAGCGCCGCCATCGGTGGTTGCATCAAAAGCAACGTTACGCCAGAAAGACCAATTGACACGGGAGATACCACCATAAGTACCCGTAGCCGGCGAGGTCGATACAGCAGCAGCCAGACCCGTAATATCCTTACCGCCGTTACCCGTACCATCCGAATACAGACCAGTGTTGATGTCGTTCATCAGTTGGGCTTCGGCAACTTCGATACGGCCTTCCATCAGGTCGATAATCTGCTCTTTACCGCTGTTTTGGAGCATTTCAAGACCGGACATGGAGACAGCAGCAGCGTATTGCTTCAGGTCAAACTGAGCCGAGGAAATCGGGCTGTTCGGGGTAATGTCAATGACATCGTAGCCCGAGTAAGAACCGGAGTTCTCAGTGTTCGGGTCGTTGTACATCAACTCTTGAAGAATCACGTTACCGCCGGATACAGTCTTGACGTTGCCGCGTTCCTTCAGCTTCTTCAGCAGTGCATTGTTGTTAGTAACGTTGTCAGCCAGAACACCCGAACGGTTTTGGATGGTAGTGGTAACGATGTCACTCAAGTTGGCAAATGTAGCCATTTTAGGACTCCTTTATCTGTCAGCAAATGCCGCTTCGAGTTGTGACCGAAGCGACCCTTTAACAGGCTGAACCCCACTGGAAACTGGACTGGAGCCTTTTACACTGACAGAAGCAGCTTTTGCTTTCTGCACTTGTGCGGCATCAATCGCTTTCCTTTGGGCTTCGGCGCGTTGCTGGTCCAGTAGGGTTGTCCTAGTGTCCGGGCGCATCCATACAGCCATTTCATAGGCTTCCTTCTCCGATGTGGCTTTGCCGGTTTCCAGCAAATCTGCCATATCGCCCCGCACCGCCTCGAAGTGGGGGAAATTCGCACTATCGTTAGCCATTTGCTCAATGATTGTTTGGGCTTTGGCTAACTCATGTTGTTGAGTTTGATTATAGAACCTTTGTTGTTCATCTCGCAAGGCTTTTAGCTCGCTCATCAGATATTGAGTCTGCGGATCATGCTGTGGCGGTTCTTCTATCTGGGACAGATCGACGCCGTACTCCCGAGCAAGACGGGCGAACTCGTTTGCTTTGGTAATCGGGTCTGCGGTACGAAGCGTATGTTCAGTCTTCAGGAGGTGACTAATCGCTGTCGGCGCATCTACGCCTATCTGTTGAAGATAACCATTGAACGGGGTCACGGCTTGTTCATAAGCCCGAGCTTTATCTGCATGTGATTTCCATTCAGAAACACCCTTATGGAAGTCATTTTCCCGGCGTTCTGCCTCTTGGGTCAGAAGTCGAATCTCCTCACCCGTCAGCGGTTCCCCACGATCAGCCTTAAGGAAGGCCTCTTGTGCTGCAGGCTTCCAGCTAGACGGAGCTTTCCGTGGAGGAGGCGCTTCGGCTGCGAGTTCTTCTACAACGTCAGCGGTGGCTTCTTCCTTGTCCTTGGCTACGAACTTACCCGACTCATCCCTAGCACGGCCTTCTTCTACCGGGGCTGGGTCAGGTTCAGGTGCCGCTTCTACAGTCTCAGAAACCTCTACTGTGGTTTCTACAGCTTCTTCGGCGGGTTGTTCAAAGGCAGTTTCAAGGGCTTCGCGCAGGGAGGACATTAGGGTTTTCCTTTAGTCAGTGGGAACGGAGTTTGTCGATGGAATCGGATATGGCTCTGCGTATCCCTTCCTTATCGACCTTGGGGACTTCTTTCTTCATGTGAGCCTTTACTTCATTACCAATCTCAACCATACCGTGTTGTTTCAAATGGGCACGATGCTGAGATTTTGAGGTAATCATTGAGCCATCAACCATAGATTTATACGGTTGAATGTCTGTCTGTACGAATGGGGCTGTTAATACTCTGTGCATGGTTTTTTCACAACACACAGGCAAGTCTTCATCAATCCTAGCTATGGATCGGTAAATGTCTTGTTCAGACCCGCATTCATCGCATTTGAGCGCGTAGATAGGCATTACGGCCTTTCCTCCCATGAAATCGAATAGATGCCTTCTGATGGGTCATTGACCCCGATAAGCGGCTGCATGGTCAGGTAGTAGTCTCCGGCAGGTAGATATCTAACATCGTCTTGAGACGCCCCAATATTTGCTGCAGCTACGGTTTGTGATGCAGTTCTGGCGCGGATTACATCTACTTGGGTTCCATTGGTAAATGTCCCGCCTGTGTAGAACGTGGCTTGCGCGGTGTAGTAGTTACCACTAGGGAACACACGCCTACTCGTTGATCTGTTCTTGGCAATTACAGGGATAGACGACCAACCACCACCATCAGTTGATCCGGTAAATACCTGAATCCGTACCCCACCTTTATCCACTTCAACAATCTGAGATTGAAGGATGAAATCTACCGGGCAAGAGAACTTGAAGTTCCTCGTACCGGCCACGGCTAGTTCTGTGTTTTGCTCATCCGAGAATTCAAAGTACGAACGGAACTCCCGGCCCTCAAAGAAGCCGGTTTGTCCAACATCAACCCGGACGCGATCAAATCCGCATCCAAGATTAGAAGTGACATTGAGTAAGTTCGTGTAGGACATTATGTAAGCAGTAAAACTCTAATGTTGTGGTCTTCAATTTCCTGAGCCCTTTTAAGCTCAAGCTTCCTCATAATCAGTCGTGCAATGACTCTTTGAACCTCAATCCCGAGGTAGGTCTGTTTAAGGTCTATCTCTGGGTGACTCTCTTTAATCTCTTCCTTAACTACAGCGATTGCTTGTTGTGGTTCTTCCTGTACTAGCTCGATAACCTCTTCTAACGTGGGCTTCTTCTTGTCCCACTCAAACATCTCACGGTATTTCCGTCGCCAGAAACCGTCATGGGTATCCGTTGGTTCAGGTGGTACTGGATTCCCGCCTGCACCATCAATTAACCCGATAGTTAGAAGATGAATCCACATTAAAGGAGCGTTTCTTGTCCCGGACGAGCGGTGAAAGTAGGAGTTCCGGTGTTGTTTTCAGTGACCAATTGAACCCACAGGCCGGCAGGGATAATCCCCGCAAGCGTTCCGGTAACGTTCTGCTGTAGGGCTAGGCCGATAGTCAAAGTACCCGTCTGTCCATTGACGAACCGAGTTACCTCTTGAGTGCCAGTAGTGCAACTGGAATTCGTGTAGGTACGCATATAAACAGTGCCTTGCTGACCGGCTAATAGACTCAAGCTAGTACCAATATCCACTGCATAACTAACGAATGCATCCCGAGTGCTGGAGACTTGAAAACAGGTATTCAGGGAGCGAGTCGTGTAGTTGAAGCTGCGTGCAACCGGATTTACCACGCCGATAGCAGTACGGGCATCTGCCTGAGTAGCGGCGGTCAGGACAGCACGACCTACTGAAGTCGAGTTAGTAATGTCAGCAGCAAGGCCAGTGAATGCGATGGTAGCAAACGTAGGCTTGTTGAGAATCTGTGAGTTCCCGCTCACCGAGTTCCAGTCTGCGTTAGGCCACACAATCTCAAGAGTGGCACCGTTAAATTGAAGGGGAGAAGACAGTTCTACCCAGTCAGGCAGAAGGGTAGCGAGGTTGTAACGCAGCAGACCGGGGCCACCCGTAGGATGAGCCGTAACCCGCTGGATGTTGCCGGTATCAAGACTATTGCGCTGAGTCAGCAGAATGTCGTCAGGGCCAGCATAAGCCAGAGTTGAAACAAGGCTTAGGCCTGTGATTAGACGTTTGAGGATACTTGTGTCCATGTGTTTGCTCCTGTTTTCTGATAGGTTTTAGAGTCATTAGCCAACATACTTGTGATGGTGTTGTTGATCGTTCCACCATTAATCGTTAATGACGTAATGTCTCTATTTGATGTAAAGCACCACAACTGACCTAGCCTAGATGTGGCATCAGCAGGCGCAGTTAATGTTAGGGTTGCCAAGGTTGCGGCTGGTGTAAGAATCAATAGGCGATCAGTGGAGTCAGGCGTAGCAACCACTGTAGCCCCAGAAGCAGGGCTGGCAGTCTGAACCGCCATACCTTGGTAAAGGGTTGAGAAAACCCCGCTCATATGCACTCACCACTAATGAAAGCGGTTGCACTGGCGGTCTTCGTGAATGGTCCGGTAGTCGAAAACACAGCCGTACAGCCAGTGGTAAATCTCAAAGGAGTTGCGAAGTCCAAGATAATCCCGGCATTAGCGGCGACAGGAAGAACCTTTGTCGGCGTTACTGTTCCGTCTGCAGGGGCGCTAGTAGCGTTGAATAACATTAGATAGCCAGACACAGCACCCGTACAAATATTGACACTGTAAAGGTTTCCTGCTGATGCCTTTAAGACAACATTTGACGCAGCAACCGTTGTCGCTATCGGAGTAGCCCCCGCCGCACTAGCGGTGGCAGCAGCACTCACCATCCCAATATTGTTTGATCCGCCCGGTAATGCAGTGGTCAATGAGACATTCTGAGTAATAGACGATTCAAGCGTGCAAGGAAGGCCAGAATTGGCACTCATCATGGACACGTTCTGAATCGTTACTGGAAGAGTCGAGCAGTTCCCAATATCAACGAAACCAATCGTCCAAGTCGTTCCACTCGCCGGGTTGGTCGTACCGTTACGGCAGCGAATCTGAAGGTATAGCTCAGTCTCGTTCAGCGGGACATTGCGAACACGCGAAGCCCGACGGGTAATTTCAATGCCAGTAGCAGACGCGCCTGTTTGGTCAGCAAACGCTGCCTCACCGTCAGAAACAGAGATAGTCCCTACATGACCTGAAGCAGTCGTATTGATCGTTGCCGCCGTGACGCCACTGGCATAACCCCTGCGCTGGCAATCGAAGTCTGCAGAAGTGGCTGTCGTTCCCTGATATGTGATCTGGTGGTAGTTCCATCCGAATAGGGAGAGAGTCCCCGAACCAGTAGCCGGCCAGCTAGCCACCGTAAAGGTGACAGACGTACCCGATACCGAAGCGATAGCATAGCGATTTGGAAGCCCAGCCGCGCCAGTAATGTTCCCTAGATAGACGGACTGACCTACGTTTGCAGAAGTCCAAGTCGTACCCGGAATAACCACTGTAACGCTAGTGGATGAGTTGATCGTATATGCGAGGTTATCGCCAATAACATCGACTAATTCAACGAAGAAGTTGTTTTGTGCAATACGTTGGGAAAGCGTGGTATTCCAGCGCCAGATTAGATTTCCACTGAATGGATTTACAGAGCGCGCAATCGTTTCAGCATTGGCTGTGGTGCCAGCCGTGATAACCAGATTCCCACCCGTTTGATTGATCGTCTGACCAGTACCCGTCCTTACTAGTGTAAGGAAGTCAGGATCAACGTTATTTGCATAAGCGCGATCAAATCCACAACGATAGGAGAACGCAGGAACCGGAAGGATTGGCACATACATACCATCCTGCGTAGGCATTCCAATGCGTGCAGGGGCCGTAATGTTGTACAGATCATTAATAATGTCTAATACAGATTGATCTAGCACAGGAACGGAAGATGCACGAAGCTCTGCATCTGTCAAACCTTGGACAAGACCCGTATCCACCGTGCCTGTAACAGGCATAGGGTTGCCTGCATTGACTGGGCTAGATACACCGTCTGCACCAATATCTATCTTGGATAGAGGAAACTTAACGCCAGCAACATCATCTGCGGCAAATGAATCACCACCTGCCCCCGGATTGGCAACGAACGGTTCAATAGCCATTATTCGATTACCTCGATTGCACCAATTGCACGGCCATCCGGTCCCATCTCTAGGACACGGCGCTTAGGTTTGTTCATTTGTGTTACTGCGTCTGCAAGAGAACTCATGGCCTCGGCAATTGCTTGGGTGGATTGTTCGGCTACGGCGCGCATCTCCTGCCCTGCTTGAGCGAGTTCATCGCCCTTTGCGGTCAGTTCCCCTTTGCCATCTACTACAACAGAGGTTTCGGCCTTTGAGTCGGCTTGAATCTGGGCAATCTCTAGCTTCGTTTGGGCGTCCAGATTGGCTTTATAGGTAGCGCGTTCAGTTTCAGCTTGTTGGCGCATGAGTTCCATTTGTTGCTCATGCTGCATACGAGCAGCTTCTACTTGTTGTTGGTTCTGAATCTTCAACTGTTCAAGTTGGGCAGCGCCTTGGAGCTTGGCCTGTTCCAATTGCATACGGCCTTGTTCAATCTGCATTTGGCCTTCCATTTTGATCTGTTCAGGATCAGGCGGTGGCTGTTGTGGCTCCTTCGGTGCGGTCATCTGGGCCATTGCGGTATCAAACGCAGCTTCCATCTGACGGCCACCCTTGAAAGCCCTAACACCATAGAGGAGCATTTCAGCAAGGAGTGGCATCAGTTCCGGGGCTTGTTGGGCTGCTGGCAATGCTTGTTGTAGGAATCCACCTGCAGCGTTAAGGAACTCCATGCGGGATTCCTTCTCTGTCTGTTCATCCATCTCAACAAGGGAATCACTCGCTACTTCAATACGGAATGAACGGGAGGGCTCTTGCTTTAATAGTTGAATGGCTTGTTCTGCAAACTGTGCGTCCTGAGTCCCCATGATCCCTGACATTTCAATCAGGTTTTGTGGGGAGTACAGATCAGCCATCATCTGGGCTTTGATTCGCAGGACTTCAGAGGCGAACTGGGCCACATCGGTCTGCAGTCGCTTCAGACGGAGAGAGGCATACTGACTCTTGATCTGTTGGGCAGTCGCAGTTTCAGAGGCAACCGAAGCGCCCCGGATAATGTCCGATAGCCCGGTTATCTCATAAATTACCTGTTTGGCTTGTTCTCTGGAGGCATAGCACTCATTGAGAGCAGTCAGCACCATCTCAAGCGGGAGGAAATCAACCACCCCCTTAATCCCACCCTTTTCAGAGAACGCAGCCCAATTATCTACAGGGATTAGCGTGTTATTCACACCCTCAGACAACATGCGCTCAACACCCTTTTGGGATGCGTCATACACACCAACAACCTTGACCGCCTCGACCAACATAGCAATACGGTTAGTTAGGTTGTCTAGCTCTTGCGCCTGATCCTGATACTGGGCGAAGTCAGGGACGGGGACTAGGGTATCCGTAGTCTGAGTTGCATACAGGGGGCGAGGGATAGGCCAGAACGAATCTAGGCCGTAGGGGTCTTCCTTCTCGTCTAGGGTATTTTGGCAACCTTCAGCCACCCAGAAAACAGTCTTGGTAGGCTTGACCCAAATTTCCCAGACTTGGGCCTTCTTCATGTCTCCCATATCGGAGACTTCAATCTGTTGGTTCTTTAGCTCATCCAGACCGATAGGTTCATGGGTAAGGGGTACATCCTTGAAATCCTCCCCGAATCGCTCAATACCGTCCTTTTGTGTCATATAGACACGACGGGCAACCCACGTTACTTCATCCCATGTACGGGCAGGCGAACAGCGGAAATCCTCCCAGAATACATAATCAACGGGAGTACATTCGTATTGAGAGTTAGGGACTTCAGGCTGGGAGTCGGTGACTTCCTCGTTACCTTCTTCTAGAACTTCAGGATCAGCATAAGCCTCGTCCCGTTCCTTAGTCTCGAATCGTACCCAGACCACGCCACGACCCGGCAATAAGCGATCTAGGACAGCGTTCTTTATGGAGGCATCAAAGTCTCCATAGTGGTCAATCTCATACTGTAGGGCGCGCTCAAGGATTTGGGCTGCAGTCCGTCCAATGGGGTCTTGGTCTTTGAATCGACGTTGAACATCAGCCCTTGGAGTTTTACCGTATAGGGCCGGGAGCATGGTCTGAATGTTCGACCACAGAATGTTGTAACGCTTGGTGTTGTCTGCCCAGCCAGTACGCTCATCACGGTAGCGACGGACGATCTTCTTAGCCCGTTCCGACCACTTCTCATCCTCTTTCTTGGAGAGCTTGAGTTCAGAGAGCCATTTACGGGCTTGGTCTGTCTTTGGTTTATCTGCTTTGACTTCTGCCATATGGCACCTATGGGGTAATAGTTACTGCCACGGCACCATTAGCAGCAAATGGGATTCCGTTGGAGTAAGTGGCGGCAGCATTAGTAGATACACACAGGGCACCCCCTGAGCTTAGCGGTAGGCCGTTAGTCCATTGGGTATTCGCTGGCAGGCCTGCAGTGGCATCAACATAGATAACCGGGCCAGTGTCATCACGGAATAGACCGTTGGAGAATTCATCCCCGCCAGCGGTAGCGGCTTTGTTCTGGGTAGCAGTGCTATTGACGAGAACGCCACCACGATAGGTATCAGTGGCTACCACAGCAGCGGTATTAAGGGGAACTGAGGAGCCAACAACAATAAAGGTTGCCATTTTAGTACCTCGCTTGGCGTTTGGGCGTATCAGCCCATAACTCGTCCAAAGGTGCTGTGATTATTCGACCATTATGGCCCTTTATTGGGAATTGTGCAACGGGTTCTTGTGGTTCTTGTTTGCGTTCCTTCATGATTATTGCGCCATAACTGAATCCATCCCCATCATGGGATGCCCAATCATGCTCTGGATCAGAACTGAACATTTTGCGTTCATCGTCCCATTTGTAGGCCCATGACCTAAGACCATCCAAGCCCTTCTCGCACTTGTCAGAGAACGCAACACGCTTAATTACTGTTCTGGCCGCATTTACCCGATCAGGTTTCTTGCTATCAGGGGTTATGTCAACCTTATCCCAGCCGAAATAATGCCCGAATATCTCAACAGCACTGTGCTTTGCGGCAAACGTCTTAGCCCTAGCATCATGCGGGAGCCATATCTTCCCAAGGGCTGATTCACCTTTGTTGTTCTTGTACTGGCTGATCTTCTCATTCAGGCGCTCTGCCCATTGATCAGCATCCAGACCAAAGCCCCCATCATAATCAACGATGTTATAACCGCCGAAACAAGGCTGCCAAAACCACCAAGTGGATGTATCCCGGCGTCCAATGTCCGAGCTAATGATTAAAGGTGCGCCTTCAGGATCATACTCAACATGAGCCCCTACCCGTCCAGACCGCTCAGCCTCCATGATAGAGCGAGCAAGGATGGCCCCGATATTTGCGGCATCAAAGCTGCACAGATACTCCTGTTCATACTTTGAACGCCCATAATCATCCCCAAAGTCGTCTATGTAGTTCTGCAGTTCATCTGCCAACTGTTGCGGGGTGAATATCCCTGTCTGCGTGGCGTCTAAGATTTGGGCAAACGCCTTAGGGTCTTTCTGTGCTGCTGTCAGGGTTCTCAGGGCATGATTTCTGCCCCGTGGCGTGGTGTTGAATATCTGCCAGCCGTTGTTCTCCATGATGATGGGACGGAGATAAGCCCGTACATCAGGGTTTGACAATGCCCACTCTGAATAGACAATACCAGCGGGAGGAGAGCCAACTAGGCTATCAGGGTTATCCGATCCAACGACCTGAAACACAGAATCATTCTGGAACGTGATCTTCATTTCCTGATTATTGACAGCCTTCCTCAGCTCATGAGGGAAAGCCTCATCTATACGCTTCTTCCCTGTATGTGGGTTGATAGCATCCCAGATGGCTTTACGGGCTTGGTTGTACTTTGGAAGCATGTACCAATAACCAGCCACACGCTCAAAGGAAGCCACTGCCGTTCTATGTAGGCCTAGCTCATCCTTACCCGAGCGTCTATGCCATACCAGTTCAGCATGCTTACCCCCGTTCTCCAGATACTCCCATGCGGCCATTTGGTAGCCACGCGGTTTCCATTTATTGGGGAGGCTAATCCTTGCCAAAGCGGACTATCTCAACCACTAATGGGCCACCATCTGCGCCGCTAGCCTCTACCTGTTGCTTAGGCTTACCGTCTAGGCGGTCTGCAAGCATCTGTAGTGCCCAAGGCTCTCCTGCATCAGCAGCATCTAGTAATTGTTCTGCTGCCTTGCGTAGTCTCTTACCATCATCCTGAGCAATAGCACGGCTGACAGCATCCAAGAAAGGCTTGTTTAATGCCCTTCCTTCTGGATTACCTGACTCACCGGGTTTCCAAGCCATTGTTAGCAGTCCTATTTATTTGTTTTGCAATTGTGTTGCAATGTAACTCAGATACTCTCTGCCGTGGTCTAGATGGGCCTTCATAGCCTCATGTATCCACATACCTTCCTGCATGTACTTGTCATCAAATGACTGTTCGTACTTGTCTAGGAACCACTCATCAAATGTTGGCATATTATTCATTATGCAACTCAGTTGCAAAGTAAAGTTCTTTCACGACCTTAGGGTGATTATAGGCCCATTGGTCTATCGTTACTTCGACTGGGCAGCTTTTGAATAGTTCGTATTCAGCAGCTAATACTGCCTTCTCAAAGTAATCGCATGTGTCCTTACCTTGAGCGATTAAGGCATCAGCTTGCTTCTCGTCTAAGCCGAATACCATGCAACCCATCATTCTGTCTATGAATTGGTCTTTAGTCATTATGCAACTCAGTTTCGCTTGAGCCCACGCCCATATGGGTACATCACAATCCTATCCCCATGCTCATCAGGCGGTACTAGTTGTAACTCAGCTCTTACCATCTCACTTTCAAGCATGGAAGCTTGTTGGACAGCCTTTAGGTATCTGTTACGGTAATACTCCAGATTAGCCCTCTTGCCTGCGTCTGATAGCTCATCCATGCCAGCGCTTCCCTCTAAGGTATTGTTGATGGTCTGCAGCGTTCTTTAGGTCTTGCATTGCGTCTTCAATTGAGTCCTTACCAAACTCTTGCAGGCTATCAAGCGCAATAGGAGAAGCGGCGTTAGTCACTGGGTCGATTACCACAGCGTAGTCACCGCACATCACTAGATCGTATCGCTTCTGATATAGCGCCATTTTCTTACTCCTATTCCTTGATTATGAAGGATTGTTGGTGTTTGTCAAGCAGCTTGATCTGTCACTTGATCAGTGAGCCACTTGATGAATTCAGCCCAAGTCAGGAAAGCTGCATCCTTAGATTTACCCTGTTCTTGGTATTGGACGAAGATTGCGCCATTGCTCAGGACGCGAACGTTAAGATTTACCATTACTTGATTCCTCTACATTGATTGCACATTAGAGATTTACCTTGAAACTGGGCTGGGCTCCTAGACTTCCTACAACACTTACATGTCTGAGTTCTCCAGTTGTAACAGTGGGCGGATTTGTTTGTCTCTGCTCTGTATTTGTCTTCTTGGCTAGGAGTCATGCGGCTTCCTTGATAGGTTCGTCCATGCCAAAGCCTGCATTATCCAGCGGCTCAGGTGGGAAGGGCTTCAGCCATTCGTCCGGGCAATCACAGGTTATGCCTACACCACCGTATTCAGTGATCAGATTACCTCCGTGGCTTTTGACTCGCCAGACTGGGCCATACTTTGAATGCTCGCCTTGATAGGCTACCACCTCCACAACCTTACCAACGTTCAAGCCGTCAGTTCCGTTGATGATGTGAGCCATGTCTCCTTTTTTGCAGCGCATGTTATTCCGGCTCCAATACTCGTTTAGCTTGCCTTACATAGTCTAATACTTGCTTGATTAATTCTTCGTCTGCGTCTTCTCGGTGCTTGAAGTGGTATTCATGGACCGCTTTTAGTAATAGGTTTAGTTCTTTGTCTAGCTTGTTGTTTAGTTCTTTCATACTTTATCCCTCATCAGATAGGATGAATAATCCACATATTTCCACATCCCCGACCTTTCTTTAAGTAAGGAAGAGTACATGTTTGCCATTTGTTCCAGAGCATCCCTTAATTCTTCGATGCTTAGGGTGTCTATTGGTTTTCCTTTCCACAAGGCAATCTTTTGCAATTCCATTATTCTTCCTCTCCGTTTATAGGTTGTCTCGGTGGGCTAGGTAGGGGCATCCAGTATTGGTATGGTGCGTCCTCAGAATTACCTCGCGCCACGCCAGCAATAGCGTAATGCTCATGTTCATTGAAGTAGTCCAGCCACAAACCATCATCCTTCCAATCAAACGCATAACGCGCCGGATGATCAATATCTTCCTTATCTAGCCACATAACTACAACGAGCTTACCTTCAGGTGCAGTATCGATTGGTTGCCAGTTATCTTCCATCTTTAAGCTCCTTTAGCTTTGCCCGGTAATGGGCGGTTATCTCTGCCAATTCTTCCCGCGTCCAGTTCCGTGGCCGATTGTCGTTTTCCAGTGCCTCGACTCTCTCAACCCCAATTCTTTGAATCAGGTTTTGTCTGTACTCTGCCTGATTCCCTGCCTTGTTACGGTTGCAATATACTGATTGAGCTGAGGCGTTATCTTCGTTGTATCTAAGGTGCCCTGCCGCTGCAACAGTCCTGAAGTGACCACAATCTATGTCCTTGTTCAAATACCAGTCCAAAGGCCTACCGCAGCACCCGCATGGCTTTCCAAAGTCCCTAGCCTTGATATAGGCATTGAAAGCTGTCTGAGCGCGTTCTAGGTGCCATTGGAGCTTCTTGTAGTACTCCAGCTTCTCCTTGTGCTGCCTTTTCTCTTCAGCCGCTCTACGGGCCTCTAAACGGGCTTCCTTGCGTTCTTTCTTCTCTCGCTCAATCCTTGCTAGCTCAACTGCGCAATCAGGACTACAGGCTTTATGCGTCATGCTGCGAGGTTGAAATGGGTTTCTACAGATAGCGCACTTCTTTGGACGGCTAGAGAAGGTCATTGGTTAGGCATCATCCAAAAGCAATAAAGCTTTATTTGGCTCTGGCTCCGTAGCAATTGGCATAACTTCTTTCTGACTGTTGCCAAAATCAATTTTCCACAACATCTCCTCTCTAAATTTCCGAAGCTGACGTTCCTGATCACGAATCGCGGAATTTTGGATGTCATCGTAAAGACCTCCCAAAAGTGAGCCAGTCATGATTTACTCCGGGAACAATTCGGAAAGAACGCGCTTGTACTGCTTGGTGCGGCGCTCAATCAGGGCAACTTCATCAAGCTTGTTCAGTAGCTTGTCAAAGTCAATGGTCTTGGTTGCGCATAGCTCTTGAATCTCAGCCTCTAGGGTAATGGCCTTTTCGTCCAGCTTTGCCATCTCTAGTTCTGCTTGTGCCTTAACCTGACGGGCACGCATAGGGGCCAGTGCTGCATCAACAACTTCCTTGGTCTTACCTACTAGTTCGCTAAATGGCTTCAGTTTCATTTGATTCTCCTGTCTATCTACCGTGTGTAAGAGGGCACACAGGACCCTTACTTCTTTATTTGTCCTTTACTTCGTGGCTAGGTTATCTCGTCAGAGAGTTGGCGGATAGCGCCTGCAATCAAATCAGCACAGTTGGCGTAGCGTCCATCGTTGTACTTTTCTGCCAATTTAATTGCTTCCTCTAGTGCTGCCTTAGCACAGGCTTCCCGGTCTGCATTGATAAGATCGTATAGGTTCAAATAACATTCCCCTACCTCTCCACCAGTGGCTACTGCTTCACTGTAAGCAGATAGTAGATCGTCAAAGTTCTTCGGGAATTCAGGCAACTTGAATGTCATCATCTTTCCTTTCAAAGGCTTTATTTTTCATTTGTCTTCTGGCTTAAACGCGGGCGATCTCGGCTCAAAGATCATCGTCTTCGTGAGTCTTTTGGCCTTCAATCAGCGGGTCGCCTGTGTGTGACCAATACGGCGCAAAGTCATAAATACTTACCATCTCAGAATCAACCGCGTAATCAGCCAATTCAACTAGCAACGGGCGCATTTGTTCTGCGGTCAGGCCAGCAGCCCAAACTGTCAGTTTTTCAAAGTCTTTCTTCATCACTCTTCTCCTCAGTCTCATATTCCTTGATAACCATTGGGTTCTCTTCCTTACTACATAGCCTTATGTCTTCTGTGGCTTGTCCTAGTAAGTAATGAGCGCATTTCTCTCGGGATTGGCACCAGCCGCCAGCGCAGCCTAGTTGGTTTGTCATTTCTTAGCCCTCATAATCTCTTTCATCTTCGCAATGCTAGCGATTGCCTTTGGTGACAGCCCGGACATATCGGATTTATCCTCAAGCAATCCCATCACGCCTTTACCATCATTTACCGCTTGGCAGGTAAGCATTCCTGCGTATTTACTTCCTTCCAGCCTGCCAGAACTTATGGCATCTTTGATTACTTCATCACGCAGGCCTGTATCCGTTCCTAATGACGGGAACCAGCCGGGGGTTATGTTCTTCTCACGGTTAGCCGCCACGATTCGTTCGTAAGCGTCCCTGAAAGCCATACGGGCGGCAGTTGAATCGCCCGTTTTCATGATCGGTCTAGCAAACCCCATTGCCTCGTTTATTTCTTGATTCGTCACTACCGTTCGAGACTCGTCAAATCCCATCAAAGCGATAGACCAAGCCTCATTACCTGTTGGCCTGCCATCTCCGGCGTCAATACGCTCGATTACAGCCGATATCGTTAGCTTCCCCTTCAACTCCCTACGGCACTTAACCAAAGCCGCTAGAACGGCGTTTTCAGGGTAGTGCAAGAGGTCGGACTCCATCACTTGCAAAGACGCCTTGCTCAACTCGGTTCCGGTCAGTTCGGCAGTAACGGCGATAGCCTTTAGAACGTTGCTCATGCGGCACCCCGTTCGGCAAGGATTTCGCTTACGGCGTCATAGGTCGAACTGGTCCGGTCAATCTGTCTCGCAGACGTTTGGGTAATTCTCCGGTTAGTTGCCCACTCCATCCTGACCTTTTCAGCGTCAGCAAGAAGCTGTTTAAAATCGTGGCCCTTCTTGACATAGAAGGAATCGTTGTGACCAACATAGAAGGCAGCAACCTCTGGCGACTCATCATAACCAATCCGCTTTACAAAGTTCTTGACCACGGCATTAACAGCCGCGTTCCTGACTGGCTCAGTTCCATAGCGACCAAAGTAAGCATTGTTGTATGAAGACCATGTTTTCCGGCATGCCTCTTGAATCTCATTTTCTTTCCCGTCCGTTAGCGAAGCGCCACGGGAACTTTTTGAATCAGGTATCAGTGAATCATGATTCAGTAAATCAGGAATCAATGAATCAGAGCGTTCTGGCACCGTTTTTTCACCGTTGCATAACGGTGTTAGTTCGCACTCTTCGTCAGAGTCGCATGGTTGCGGGTAATTCTTCGCCTTCTCTGTATGGTGTGGAGTCTGGTGCTTCTCGAAGTTAAGCACCTTGATATAACCTGATCCATCCACTTTGTAGCGCTTGATAAACATGCTCCGTTCAAGCACGGTTAAATAACCGTTAATGTCCAGTGATTCACGGTACGGAAACAGTTCAGCCTTTATACGTAAAGGGCGGTCTTCCAAAACCCCGGTTCTGTCTGCAAGGCACCATAGGCCCTCAAATAGGAGGCAAATTATTGGGTCCATTGTCCCAAGTAGTTCATTGGTGAAAAATGACGGCTTGATGTTTCGTGCTCTAGCCATGGTCAGTCTCAATCAATAGGTGTTCGGTTAGGGCTTCGTCAATATAGGGCGTGCAATATGGGTAAGCCTTCCTACCATAGTGCTTATCCGCAATAGCTCGGATTAGACCGCCAGCGGATTGTGTCATCCACTGCCGAATCTCATGCTTCCGCCCTTCAAAGCTGTCCCAATCGTCCGGGCATTCTCCAACCAGACATTCACGACCTTTCAAGTGATAGACAGTCCAGCCGTGTTCTAGTAGTTCTTTATCGCGTTCAATATCTTTTTCTAGGACATGAAATGCCGAACCGTCACATTCAATGCCGATCTTTTTGACTGGGTCGCCAAAGTCAATGAATCGGCGACCAACTGGTATTTGTGGGTGAAATTTAAGCCCAGCAGATCGAATATCAGTCCATACGGCGCGTTCAATAGGCGTGAATATCAGCGTCCAATCCACAAAGTACGGCTCATACTCACCTTCCATGACCTTAGGCATTAAAACGGCCCACAAATCACGGATTCGATGCCAATAGGCAGGCGTATCTCTGGATTCCAAAGCTTCGGCAAATATCTGCTCTAGTTCAGAACTTACAGCCATACGCTCAAGTATTTGATGCATATCTAGCTGCATTACTTCTTCTTCCGCCAACAAGCCAAGCCACATTTAAGCTTGTCCAATGTGACCACGCCGGGGTTGGGTACCTTACCCCTAGCAAACAATGACACCCATGTAGGGTGCAGCCCAGATAAACGCCCTATCTCGGCGTACTGACCCTGTTCCGCTGGTGGAAGGAGAGCGCGAAGCTCGTTCGATTGCTGTTCAAGTGTTTTATTAGCCATGTGTCCATGTTAAACGATCCGTGGCAAAAGTAAAGAGGATTTTATTCGATTGATACGAAAATAATCCTTGCAATGTAGAAAATTATCTTTATACTTGAGTCTCAGTAGGAAGCAAACCGAAAGGCACTGTCAGTAGATAACAAGTCAATGGCCCCGCCGATACTTGTATATAGACTGAATCACCTACTAGGTAACACCGAGATAACCGAGTTTAAGCAAGAAGCTTAATTAACCAAAGGAGAAGTAAAAATGGCAACTCAAGAAGCAATCGAAACTATCGCAATCAATGGCGTGGATTATGTTCGTGCTGACCAGATTCAAAAGCCTGTCGTAGGCAACCGTGCTGTGATTGTTGTAGATCGTGGCTGGATTTTCGCAGGCGATGTAACCCGCGAGAATGGTCGTATCAAGCTGTCCCGTGCGCTCCATATCCTGCGCTGGGATTCCATCGGTTTCAATGGAATGATCGAAGCACCCAAGAGCAACAAGGTAACGATTAAGCCTCTGGCTGATATTGACATGCCGGCTGATGCTGAAATCTTCGCTATCCCTGTGGATAGTTCGTGGGGCCTGTAGCATGACTGCCACCTTTAAGCCGGTAGGCGACGGCTACGGCTACGGCAACGGCTACGGCTACGGCTACGGCAACGGCTACGGCTACGGCTACGGCTACGGCAACGGCTACGGCTACGGCTACGGCTACGGCTACGGCTACGGCTACGGCGACGGCTACGGCTACGGCAACGGCTACGGCTACGGCTACGGCTACGGCTACGGCTACGGCTACGGCTACGGCTACGGCTACGGCACTATCCGCCGCAATAACCGGATTCGTCGTAGTTAGTCACCCTAGAAGATAGGAGATAGAGATATGGAACGTGAAGACGTAATTCTTCTAGCACTTGAAACTGGGATCATGATCAGCACTGCATATGGTCAAGAATCAAATAAACCAATGCCGGTAAGCGATGCGGCGACTCTGCAGTTGTTTGCTGACTTGATCGAAAAAGAAGTAACACAAAGGATCATGAACCATGTTTGAACCCATCGGAAAGTATGAAGGAAACAATAGCCCTATGGATGCTAAGGAAGATGGTAGAGAAGAATGGGTGGCTGCTGAGGCTATTGAGATTCGTAGTGATTACAGAAAAATGCTGCATGCTTTGACTTGGGATGGCGAGCAGACAGGCTCAGAAGATGTTTATGAGGCTGTTTCTGTCTGGATGACGATTCACCAATACTTCGATGCTGGTGGGCGTGCCAGTGCCTCAGATAAGCTTCGTGTAGTCCTGCAAGAACTAGCAGAACGCTATGCAGATCAAGTCCTATGGCCCCAGTATTTGGCTAAGGTTAAGAACGGTAACTTTGAGGGGTGAGTGATGAAGCCTGAAACTAGGACAAAAAACCTAATGTATTTGCTTGGATGGCAAGGCGGAACGGTTCATGACGCCTGCAAGGAGATTGGCGTTGATGTTCATGATTTTTTGTATAGCACAGCAGATTTTGATGATAGCGGCCCTTGTCTTGATTTTCGGAGGGGATACCAAGAGTCAGGTGATATAGCTATCTATCTATCAGAAAATATCGGGAAATTGCAGTATTGGTTTGGCGCTATCTCATCAGTTCAAAACGAAAACAGTAGCAATTCTTTTTAATTAGTCCTGTGGTAGTAACACGGGCAATACTTCGGAGATTCAAATGGAATTCAATATCGAAAAGCTGGAACAATCAATCATTGACAAAGTTTCTGAGGAGATTATCGGCAATATAGATTTGTCGTCTGCCATCAGTAGCCGCGTTGAGAAAGAGATGGATAAGCGAATTACGGCGGGGGTAGGCAAAGCGCTTGATGGGATTCTTCAAAAGGCACTGGATGATGGTTTCGACCATGCCTATACGCCTGTTGATACATTTGGTCGCCCATCTGGTGAAACAACAACGATTCGACAACAACTTGAGCGCCAAGTTAATAACTACTGGACTGAGCGAGTGGATAAGAACGGCAAGAAAACCGACTCGTCTTACAGCTCAATTTCTCGTGCCGAGTACATCATGCTTACGGTTGCGGCGGATGGGTTCAGTAATGAAATGAAGCAGCACATGGTACAGATTGGAAGCCATCTGAAAGACTCTCTTCGCTCTGAGCTTCGTAAGACACTAGATCAATTGCTGACCGAAGTGTTTCATGTGAAAAGCCTTGGTGACCAAAACAAATCAGAAGGTGAGCGCAATTCCAGCCCAGATATGCATGTTTTCCATCCTGCTGCCCAGTAAGCCGAGACACCCATGTTTAAGCCCGAAGACAAATAAAGATGTACCTACATTTACTGTTATTCACATCAACCATAGTAAAGGTACTAATACTCTACTATTTAATTAATGATTGGTATATTGAGTTTGGAGGATGAGATGGATAAAGAAGAATGGTGCCCGACTCGATCTGTGAAAACACGCGGATATAAGGCTCAGGTTAAGAATGAAGAAAAGTGGAGTGATCTTGCAGTCAATGACTCAATTGATGGCGCAGGTATCCCGTATCCAAGACTTAACGGCGGCATTCTTTATGAACTAGGGCTTCAGGGTTTCGCTCAGGCTAATGCGGTTGCTTGGGACTATGCGGCAAAGATGGCTCTGCATGGACGAGATGTAGATGTCAGGGTTCAAGAGTATGAGATTGAGGCATCTATGAAAGCACGCGCAAAGGAACCGAAATGAAATACAACAAGACATGGGCAGACCTAAACCGTCCTATTGAAGACTCACGTATAGGTCGAATGTTTCAAAGAATGTTCCTCAAGTTATGTATCTGGCAGACAGAGTTTGATATTGCCATTGCACAAGTAGGAGGTAATAGAGGGCATATTGCAGACCTTAAGAGTGATCTTCTTGAGTTCCGTGGTCATCTTCATAGGCTGGAGATTCAGTAATGCAACAGTTCTCACACAAAGCCCAAGATTGGACAGTTCATTGTTTTATGGCTTGTCC